GTGGTCTTTATGAGCGCGCCACGCGTTTTGCTCTGCGCTGTGCGGGTCCTGGCCCGCGAGCTGTGGATTTAACACCCCCGCCTGGTCGTTCTGACTTCTTCTTCCGTGGCCGGAATTTCTTCGCAACAGTGCCCTCAGCGTTAACAGCTGGCACATCAAGTAAATCTCCATCCACAGAAACAAGGCCTGGCTTAGGCTCAGGTTCAACTGGTGGCATAAAAACTGGAGGGGTAAGTATCGTTGTAGTAGTAGCGGCATCGATCCAAGAATTAAATAATTCATAATCAAAAAGCGGCAATTCACTTTTAACGTACTCATCCATCCATTTGCCATCTGCATTAGGATAGTGATTCTCCATTGCGACATCAGAGTTCCAAATTCGTAACAAATTCTCGTAAGAGTATCTGTCGAATAGTTGTATAACTTTCTTTACAAAAGGTCCAACAACTGGCGTATTTGAATCTGTCAAGGATAAAGCGTAAGCTTTCTCAAAGAGCTTTCTTTCAGGTGTAATATTTGACTGCAATCTTACAGTTACGTGAAATTTAGACAATGTCCTCTTCACACTGCACGTGCTATCAATACAACCGTACCAAACATCGGGCCCATAATGTCTGGAAAGAAATTGCACTCCCGGGGAACCTCTTTTGACAATGTTCAATTTTAGGATTAGACCAAGACTCTTAGCGGTTTTCTCCGCCACCACCCGGTTCACGTCGGCAGTGAGTCCATCATCCCCCCCATATATACCTAGAGAATCCCAAGCTTGTTCCGGTGTCATGTAGTCTCCTGTGATCTTTGAAATCGTGCGTCTAAAATGGACGTACCACATGAATGCATTATCATCAGTATTTAATACCGACGTTTCTGCTGACCCGGACAATGTTGAGTTCCCAGTCTCATATCTCACCCCCGCAGTGGTGCAAGCACTGCGGAATTTTTGTTTATCAAGCAATTTGGCAAGCTCTACAAAGTAGGACTTGTCGAAGCAGTGGAGAACCTGCATGCGCCGTTTAGTGCGCAATGCATACCCAATGGTACCATCAAACGTAGTAAAATCACTGTCCGACGTGTTCTCCTTGGCATTTAATGCCACTTCCCCCACTCTGCGAGCTATCTCGACGGGGGGTTTACCAAAAGCATACC